GTAACCAGCTTGGTCTCCAACATAAGTGCTATAAGAAGCGGTTGTTCCTGTGTATCCAGTTAAACGACCAATAAAAACATTTTGAATACCAGTAGTATTGCTATACCCAGCTTGATAACCTACTGCTGTGTTATTAGATGCGGTGGTGTTGGAATAAAGAGCGGAATTTCCTAAACCAGTATTGCTATTGCCAGAAGTATTAGAATATAAAGATAATCTACCAATAGCGGAATTATAGTTTCCATTGTTTGTATATAAAGAACCTTGACCAACTGCTGTATTTTCTGCACCTGTTGTTTGTGTAAATAAAGATGCCTGACCAACAGAAGTAGATGTGCTACCAGTAGTATTTGCTACTAAAGCATTTAAACCAATAGCGGTATTGGTAGCTACAGAACCGCTTCCCTTACCAACAGTAAGACCTGATATAGAAGCATCATTAGCTAAAGTTAAGCTAGTGCCGTTAAAGGTCATGTTGGCAGACGATGTTTCTAAACCGCCTGTGGTTGCATAAATAACTTGAGTAGCAGTTAGGCCTGTGTTGGTAATGCTAGTAAATTTACCTGTGCTTGGGCTTGTACCACCAATAGCAGGAGGAGAGGCTAAATAAGTGCTAAATCCTGTTCCTGATACTGTTGAGCTTGCAGAAAGAGTGGTAAAAGCACCTGTATTAGGTGTTCCTGAGCCGATTGTGCCAGGTGCGGTATAAGCAGAAGAAGCCAACATGGTGTTGGTAACTGTGCCTGTATCGCCTGTGGTTACAAGATTGCCGTTTACTGCTGGCACGTTTAAAGAGAAGTTAGAGCTAGGATTAGGGCCAACTAGGGCTACCTGACCGCCTGCTGTTGCTTGAAAGACTAATTGACCCATGATTTTTCCTTATGGTGCTATGTAAATTACAGAGCCTGTGCTTAAAGCTCCTGTTGATGGATTGTATTTTAGCGTAGATGACGCTGTTTTTAAAGCCTGATTGCTACCTGTAGCACTTACAAAAGTGGGGTAATAGTTAGCATTGGTGCTGGCATCGGCTACGGCTACGTTATTAGCATTAGTCGCTGTGGTGGCTGATGTCGCTGATGTAGCTGTTGCAGCGTTACCGCCAATAGATAAATTGGCTACAGGAGTCGTACTAGCTACAGTAAAAGGTGCTGTTCCTGTGGCTATAGTTGATGTTATAACGCCACTAGCTGAAATTGTTGTAGCGGCTACAGTTCCACCTGATAGATTTGTGGCTGTCGTGGCAGAAGTTGCTGTAGCAGCGTTACCGCCAATCGAAAGACTTGACGCTGTGCCTGTTAATCCTGTGCCTGCGCCACTAAACGATGTGGCACTTAAAACACCTGTATTTGGAACAAAACTGAGCTTAGTAGAACTAGTTGTCGCTGCGTTATTGCCACTAGAGTTTAACGATAAAACAGGGTAATAAGTTGACGCAGAACTTGTATTGTCTGTAATCGCAATATTGGTAGCGTTTGTTGCTGTGGTCGCAGTTGTAGCCGAGCTTGCCGAACCGCTAATATTGACGGCTAAAGAAGTAATACTTCCGCTTGCCGAATTCAAAGGAACTGCGGTAGTGCCAATATAAAGCGAGGAATTACCTAAAACACCACTAGGAATAGTTCCTGACAAATTACCAGCAGTAAGGCTAGTTAGGCTTGCTCCTGAACCGCTAAACCCTGTAGCCGTAAATACGCCAGTAGAAGGGTTGTATTGAAGTTTAGTAGAGCTTGTATATTCTGTTGATAGGTTTCCGCTTGTTTGGTTAGCAAACAAAGGATAACGAGTGCTATTTGTAGTGGTGTCATCGGTAACAGTCGCATAAGAGGTGGGAGTTGACCATGTCGGTGCGCCTGTGCCACCTGATGTTAATACTTGACCTGTTGTTCCTGCTGCGCTTACAGCTAAAGCTGTGGTTGATGCTCCATAGGCAATTCCACCCGCTACAAAAGCTGATGATTGACCTGTACCGCCTCGATTATAGGCAATAGTTGAGCCATTCCATGTCGCAGAAGTAATTGAGCCAGAATAATCTAATGTGTTAGTTGACCAAGATACATTAGAAGGAGTGGAATCATGACGATCCCAAGTGCCTGCTGCAAGTGAATTATCAAGCAATACAATCGTTACATATCCACCAGCTTGAATCGTTGCAATCGTGGTAGATGAATTATTTATTACAGTAATTGCGCCTGATGTTTGATTATTATTAAATGTAAATATTGCGCCACTAGGCAATGTTGTGGCGTTGGGCAGCTTAATTGTTTGACCGCCAGAACCTGTAATTAATAGATTTTGTGGCGATGCAGCAGTTAATGTAATTGTTGTGCCACTAGCTGCTTGACTTGTAAAGCCCTCAAACAAGCAATTTACAGAAATATTAGCGTTTGCATCACGCAAAACAACGCTATTTGCACCACTAGACGATGTAACTCCAGTACCGCCATTTGCTACGTTTAATGTGCCAGATAAGGTAACTGCGCCTGTTGTGCTTGTAGATGGTGTAAATCCTGTTGTTCCTGCACTAAATGAGCTTACGTTAGATGGCAATGAAGTCCATACAGGAACACCGCTAGAAAGCGTTAAATATTGCCCATTTGAGCCTGCTGATAAGAAAGTAGTAGAACCGCTTGAGGTTTGATAAGGCAACGCTCCTGCAGAACCGCCTGCTAGGTTTGTAGCAGTCGTAGCTGTTGTAGCGGAAGAAGCCGATCCTGCGGTGGTTGCGTATGTTGCAGTCGCAGCATTTCCACCAATGCTTAGTCCTGATGCTGTTCCGGTAAGCCCGCTACCTGATCCACTAAAAGAAGAAGTAGCAGATATAGTAGTGCCAGTAATTGCGGCAGCAGAAGAACCGCCAATAGTAGTGCCATTGATCGAGCCTCCTGTAATTGCTACGCTATTCGCATTTTGCGTTGACATCGTGCCAAGACCGCTAACTTGGGTATTGGATATGGCAATAGATGTCGTAGTTGCGCTAGTAATCTGCCCTTGAGCATTTACCGCTATAACAGGAACTGCGCTGGCAGAGCCATAAGTAGAAGCAGAAACGCCTGTATTGGTAATGCTAAAAGTATTAGAAGCTAGGGTTAACCCTGTTCCAGCAAAATAAGTAGCTGATCCTGAAAATTGCACCCAAGTAATTGGAGTCGTGCCGATTGTGCCAGCATCAGATGAGGTACATACCCATCCAGTATCGGCTTGTGAGCCATTTAAAACGACTGTGTAAGCCCCTGGCACTTCTGCCCATACATCCATATCAGTAGAACGAGTCCAAGCCCCTGACGAGGCGATATAGATGCCGTTATCAGGGGTATTGGTTTGATTTTTTACAAGAACTCGATTGCCTGCAAGGGTCGTATAACCATCAATCGTCTGTAAACCTGACAGCGTAATATTGCTTAAAGTGGCGCATTTTACGGCTGCTTTAGGACTTAGCCCTTGAGCTACTGTATCTACATACAGTTTATTAGCAATATCAGTCGTGCCTGTAGGACTTGTCGCAATCTGTCCTGTAGTCGCTGAAACATTAGTAAAAACCCCTGTAGATGGGCTTGTAGCACCAATAGTCGTGCTATCAATCGTGCTATTAGTAATGGTTAACCCTGATTGAACAGGGTTTACAGTAGCGTAAAAAGGCTGATTCTGACCTATAAAGGTTTGAAAGTTCCCTTGTAGGTCAAAATAAGCCTGAACAGGCAGTAAATTCTGCGTTACAGAATCGTTGACAGCCATAATTGGCCTTTATTAGTTTTGGTCAACCATTGGCAACACATATAGTGTGCCACTCGTTCCAATCGCTGTAATTGCAAAACTTGGGGGAACTGCCAAAACTGTAGGTTGGGACATTGCTACACCCAACACAAAGCTCTGACTGTTTGACCCGCCTGATGGCAATACGGCTGCTGGTGCTGTTGTCGATGTTCCTGCAACGGCAGGAGTAATCGTAATAGCAATAGGGTTAGCACCCGTATTTAAAAAGCCACAAAAGTTCGCTTGATCGTTCCCATTAGGGGTAATCGTTACAGAAGTAGAAGAAGTGCCACTAACGCTAATAGCCGTTGTAGGGCCTACAAAACGATACGCTGATACGTTAGCCATAATTTATCCTTAAACAGCGTTTACTGGTGCTGAACCTTCAAAACGAACAATTTGGAACTCATATACGCCAGCAGCAGGAGTTGCTGGGCTGGTTGAGCAGTTACCAAACTGAATGGTCAAAACGCCATTAGCTAGGCAATCAGTTTCAGCAATGAAAATGCCTGCTGTTTGATTGGCGATATAACCACCTGTGGAGATAAAGTCGGTAGTCAATAGACCTGGGACATTAAATGTCTGCACAGCAGTAGTAGAAGCTGCTACTTGAGCTGGAGTGATAGATGGGGCGATATAGAACGTAGAAATTGCATTTCCACGAGCGATTGTTGTTGATGGCATAAATTTTCCTTTGCAAAGGGGTAGTGTGGTAATTCTACAACGATTATATAAGAAAACAAAAGAAAAAACCCACCTTTTTAGGGGCGGGTTTTCTCATATTACTACGATATTACGACTTCAATAGACCTAAGGATTTCAATGCGGTAACGATGTCACCGATTGTGTAGGCTGTGCTTCCTGATGCACCTGGGAAGGTGGTATTGGTGTAAACAGCAGTTGTAGAACCAGCAGCAGTAGTAGTTGTGTTAGCTACGGCTGTAGGTTGTGTTACTGGAGTTGCGCCAAAGAAAGCCAAAGGGCTATTTGCTGCGATATAAACGCCATCAGTAGAGTCACCATTAAATAAATAGTGTGCTGTTACTGTGGTTGATGGGCCTGGATTTGCCATGATTATTTTCCTTTAAATGTTAGGTTAATTAAGCTGCAACACGGCAAGCGAGTTCAGGATAGAGGTTAGCCCAACCATACAGGACATCCAAACGAGTAGGAATAGAGTCGTTGTTAATGGTGTATTGACGAACTACACGCATTGACAGACCGATTTCCTTGTCGCTTGCACGACCAGCAAAGTGAACACCTTCTGGCAACTCAAGGTCGGCTACTGCGAGAGTAAACGCATTGCGGTGCATGATGATGTTTTGTGGGGAAACAGTACCAGACTGGTTAAAGAAGCTAACAGCA